CTCGGATTCCTTTTTCCCTTGCCATTTTTTTTGATGTTTTGGAGTATTTCTCTTGCACGTCAAAAATCACAAGCCGGAACACCAATTCCACAGCGATAAAGGTAATAGCCGCGTTTTTTTTTGAACAGCACACGTCAAAAGCCCTGAAAGCAACAGCAATATGGATTGGATCTCTGCTCGCTGGCGCTCGGATCTCTGCTCGCTGGCGCTCGGATTCCTTTTTCCCTTGCCATTTTTTTTGATGTTTTGGAGTATTTCTCTTGCACGTCAAAAATCACAAGCCGGAACACCAATTCCACAGCGATAAAGGTAATAGCCGCGTTTTTTTTTGAACAATCCAGTACCTGGTGGTGTTGACACTTTGAAAACTGTATAGTATTATGGCTCCTCAACTAACATTAATCGGAGATTAAAAGCGTATGGAATACACTAAAGAAAAGTTTGACGCAATGGAAGCTAGTTTAAAAGCTAAAGTTGACGAGTTTAGAACCAATAACGTCACCCTGATGAAAGACTTTGAGGGTTTAAAGACTAAATTTGATGGCATAGATGTGGATGAGTATAAGAAGATGCTTAAAGCGCAGAGTGATGGCGCTGATAAAGATATGTTTGACGCAGGTAAGATAGATGAGCTAGTGGCTCGTAAAGTCAAGGATATCCAAGCTGAGAACGCAAAGGCTTATAGCACTTTGGAGGGCAGTAATAACGAGCTTAATCGTAAGTTAGAAGTTCTACTTGTTGATGGCGCCATTAAAGATACTGCTGTTACTGCCGGTGTATTGAGCGGTGCGCTTGATGATGTTGTGTTAAGAGCTAAATCCGTGTTTAGGTTGAAAGACGGTACTCCAACTGCTGTTGATTCAGCCGGTAACACTTTGGTTAAGGCTGGATCGACCACGCCAATTAGTATGAAAGACTGGGTTTCGGACTTAACGAAGTCAGCGCCACACCTATTCGAGAAGTCAAGTGGTTCAGGTTCTCAACACGATTCAGGTTCAGGTAAAGGCGGTGAAAAGCAGATCACCCGTAAAGCGTTTGACGCAATGAGTCAGGTTGACCGTAGCACCTTCGCAATGGAGGGTGGTAAAGTCTCTGATGCCTAAAGGCGTTCAGAATATAAAGGTTCCTGCTAAGTTCAAATATTTATATCAGAAAAAGCGGTATAAGATATATTATGGAGGACGAGGTGGGGCAAAATCTTGGGCGTTCGCTATCGTGCTGTTACTTAAAGGGGTACAGAAACCGATTCGTGTTCTCTGCTGCCGTGAAATGCAGCACTCAATTAAAGAGTCGGTACATAAGTTACTAGCTACTCAGATTGAACGTTTGGGGTTATCTACTCGATACAAGATACAGCGTGACCGTATTATAGGAGTTAATGGTACTGAATTTGTGTTCTTTGGACTAAGGCACGATCCGCAGCAGATTAAATCCTTTGAGGGTGCTGACTATGCTTGGGTTGAAGAGGCTCAAAAAGTTACCGCAGATAGTTGGGACTTTTTGATCCCCACTATTCGTAAAGAGGGTTCTGAGATTTGGGTGAGCTTTAATCCTGACCTAGAGACTGACCCAACCTATAGTAGGTTCGTTCTTAACCGCAGACCTGATTCTTTTGTTGTTAAGGTCAGTCATAAGGATAACCCATTCTTCAGTAAAGAAATGCTCTCTGATATGCAGTACGATAAAGAGCAGGACTACCAAAAATACCTAAATGTTTGGGAGGGGGAGTGCGCTAAGACTACCGAAGCGCAGATATTTAAGGATAAGTTTACGATTAGTGACTTTGAGACCCCAGTGAAGCAGGAAACTTTTTACTTTGGGATGGATTGGGGTTTTTCCGCAGACCCTACCGCATTGGTGCGGTGTTGGATTCGTGGGAACGAGCTTTTCATAGATTATGAGGATGGTGGTGTTGGTATAGAGCTGGACCACACTCACAAAATAATTGATAGCATTCCGGGAGCGAAGAAGTATACTATCCGTGCCGATAATTCACGCCCAGAAAGTATCAGTTTTATTTCGAGGCAAGGGTATAATATAGTTGCAGCTCCAAAATGGTCGGGTTCTGTCGCAGATGGTATTGAGTTCATACGCAGTTTCAGCCATATACACATCCACACTAGATGCCCTCAAACTGCCAGCGAGTTTGTACATTACAGTTATAAGGTCGATAGGTTGAGTGGTGATATATTACCGATTGTACTTGACAAATGGAACCATTACATCGATGCTTTAAGGTACGCACTAGCTCCAATTATTAAGTTTAAGGATCTAACTATGAAAACTACTAAAACTATAGGGCATTAATTTATGATTAACTCTACACACCCACAATATGATAACTACATTAAATCTTGGGATAGATGCCGAGATACTTACACAGGTGAAGAGGCTGTTAAGAAGCGTGGAGAGGTGTATTTACCCCGATTAGGTGGTCAGACTGATGCAGAATACAACGCTTATTTAACCCGAGCGCCATTTTTTAACGGTATCGGTAAAACAGTAGATGGTATGGTCGGTACTTCTATGCACATTGAGCCTGTTATTACCGGTGTTCCTGATGATATGCTAGAGGATATTACCGGTACGGGGATCTCCACAAAGGGATTTATAAATTACCTACTTACCGAGCAGCTTCTAACAGGTAGGCAGGGTATTTTGGTTGACCACAATGGGGATTTTCCATACTTGTCGGGGTATAAAACCGAGCAGATCACTAACTGGTCAGATAATTTCATAATCTTGAAAGAGCAGTATCAAGTTAAGAACCCTGAGAAACCTTACGAGGTAAAATATGAGACTCAATATAGGGAACTAACAACGGTAGACGGTATTTACGAGGTGTATATATGGCGAAAATTGCTCAATAAATATAATAGAAGTGAGTGGGTGCGGTCAGAAGTCGCAATACCAACTAAAAGAGGTGCGCCTTTATCAAGTATGATGTTCTTAGGCTCTTCACTGGATGGTTTGAACCTTACTCCTGAGATTCCACCGCTTATGCCTCTGGTTGATATGAATTTATCGCATTACCGCTCTAGTGCTGACTTGGAACACGGTAGACACTTTACCGCCTTGCCTACACCCTATGTTATTGGCGTTAAAGATGTTGGAGATATTCGTTTAGGTGCTGAAACAGCTTGGGCTATACCAAACGAGAAAGCTAAGGTCGGTTTCTTAGAGTTTACAGGGCAGGGTTTAGCCTCACTTGAATCCGCTATTCGGGAGAAGTCAGAGATGATGGCGGCTCTTGGGGTGCAACTTATATCAGGACAGCGTAAAGGTGTTGAGAGTTTTGAAGCTCTTGCGCTTAAACGCAATGCAGAGCTATCAAGTTTAGTTTTAGCCATCCATAGGGTGGAGGTCTTAATGACTAATGCTTTGCAGATGGCGGTCGATTGGGCGGAGCTTGAAAGTACCGTAACGGTTAAGCTCAATCTGAACTTCGCACTTGGTGATGAGGACGAGCACTTGGACGACAAGGCGGACAAAGATAAAAAGCAGGCGCAAAAAGAACAGAAGAAAAAAGAGGGTGATACTATTATCTAGTCAAAAATCACAAGCCGGAACGCTAACCCCACAGCGATAAAGGTACGAGCCGTTTCTTTTTTCTTGACACTTATGTTTTTAGGTGATATAAATATAGTTAAATGTAACAGTGTTACATAATCATTTTCGCAGAGCGAGATAATTTTCGGTTATGGGGACACTCTTAGGTGTTCATAAACTATTTATAATATTTAAGGAAAATCTAATGAATACATTAACAAATTTGGCAGCGGATATTTACCGTGCAGCAGATACCGTAGGTCGTGAAGTTGTGGGTTTCATCCCGTCAGCTACCGTAAACGCAGAGACAGCCCGTGTCGCAGTAAATGATACTGTACGCTCGCACAGTACTCGTGCCGCTACTGCTGGCGATATCACCGCCGCTATGACTATTCCCGAGGGGACAGATCAGGTAGTAGATAGTAAGACTATGACCATTGATAAAGCTCGTTCTGTTCAAATCCCGTGGACGGGTGAAGAGATCGTATCTGTTAATAATGGTGCTGGTTTTGAAACTATTTATGGGGATCAGATTGCTCAGGCAATGCGTACCCTTACTAATGAAGTAGAGAATGATCTAGCTAACGCTGCTTATCAAGGCGCTTCTCGTGCAACAGGTGTTGCTGGGACTACTCCTTTCGCGAGTAATATGGATCTTATCGCTGAAACTACCGAGATTCTTCGTGTAAATGGCGCTCCTCAGAATGACGGGCGTATGTCTCTTGTTCTTAGTAATACTGCTGGTACTAAACTCCGTAACCTTGCACAGCTCCAAAAAGCTAATGAGGCTGGTAATGACACTCTATTGCGTCAAGGTATCTTGCTTGATCTTCAAGGTTGTATGCTTCGTGAGTCAGGTCAGATTGGCGTTCATACCGCTGGTACGGGTACGTCATACTTACTAAATGATGCTTCAAGTGCGGTGGGTGATACTACTATTGCTGTTGACGGTGGTACAGGTACTGTTCTTGCTGGCGATGTTATTACTTTTGCTGGAACTTCTGATATTTATGCAGTTAATACGGCTCTTAGCGGTGGTTCTTTGTCAATTGGAACGCCAGGTCTTCTAGCTGCTGAAACAGATGATGACGCTATTACTGTTGGATCAAGCTACACGCCTAACGTGCTATTCCATCAGGGTGCGCTAGAGCTTGCAATACGTGCTCCAGCTACACCAGATGGTGATGCGGCTGTTGATACTATGATGATCCAAGATCCACATTCTGGCCTTGTGTTTGAGATCCGTGTTTATAAGGGTTATCGTAAGGCAATGTTTGAAGTTGCTTGTGCTTGGGGCGTGAAAGCGTGGAAGTCCGACAATATCGCAATCCTTATGGGGTAAGTAGTTTGTAGTAACCAGCCAGCAGTCTACCTTTATAGGCTGTTGGCTAAAATATTTTATTTGGAGTTATACCGTTATGGCATATAAGAGAAAAACTCTAGCAGATAAACAGGAGGGGATAGTTGAAACACCCCCTAAGAAAACACCACCTAAAAAAGTAGCTACTAAGAAAGCGGTAGTTAAGAAATCGGGGTCCTCTCATATCGTTATGTTCCGTGAAGCAGATAATAAACTCGCTAATGTACACCCTGATGAGGTGGAGAACTATAAGCTGGGTGATTGGGTGGTCAAATTATGAGCCTTGATGCTACCGCAGGAGGTGTAAGTGCTAATGCTTATTGTACAGTTGCAGAAGCTGATGACTATAATGATCTGTTCCCTAGCGATACAAGCTGGAATGGCACAACCGCAGTAAAGGAAGCTAATATAAAGCTCGCTACATTGTGGTTAGACCAGCGCATTACTTGGTATGGTAGAGTAGAAACTCTCACTCAGAGTTTGCGTGTACCTAGAGCTGAATGGGTTGATCGGGATAGCTACAGCGTTGCTGTTGCTACTGTACCTGTTGATATTAAATATGCCACCGCTGAACTAGCGATGCGCATACACGATGGTACTGTTGGCTCTCTAAATACTTTAGGTGCTGGGTTAAAGTCTACTAAAGTTGAGGGTGTTGATGTTGTCTTTGACCATACCGATACAAGCGGACTCCTCCCTAATCACATTAAGGTGATGTTGAGCCATTGGGGTTTTGTTGGTAATGTCTCTGCTGGTGTTTCTGCTGTTAAGGTTTCTAGATCCTGATGAATTTAAGTGCCTCCATACAGAACGCTATTGACGAGGCAAAGATAGCAACTTCAGACTTGTGGACTACTACGGTATTTAAAGCCACAGCGCCGTCAGCATACGACACAGCTACAGGGGTGGTTACGAGTGTAACTACGTCAACAACTATTTCTATGCTCATAGGGAGCTACTCAGAGGCGCTCGTAGATGGTGCGCAGGTACTCGGTACAGATGTAAAGGCGACTTTCTTACAAAAGGATTTAGCTAGTACACCGGATGTAAACGATTTAGTTACTTATGCCAGCAGAGATTGGGCTGTTATTAGTGTTAAACAAGATGTTGCTAACACTTTATGGATTACACAGTTGAGGGCGGTCTTATGAGCTGGGCAGGGCAGAGAACTTTTATCGAAGAGCGTTTGTCTGATAATTGGGCTACAACTCCAATTTCTTACAGTAATGTAGACTATGCGCCAGTCGCTAACAGTTCATTTATTCGGCTAACAGTTTTAGGTGGCGATACTATAGATGCCTCTTTCTCTACCAGCCGCAGCTCTGGGGTGGTGGTTATGCAAGTATTTACACCATCAAATATAGGTAGTGCTACTGCATTATCTTATGCGGATAGTTTAGCAGCTATTTTTGAGGGAGTGACGAGTGATGAGTTTGTCTTTGGTACAGCCTCTTTAGAAGTTGTTGGTGCGGTAGAAAACTTTTTTCAAGTGAACGTTAATATTGGATTTACAGAGGATGGTTAAGGAGATGCAAGCTGCAGTTCGCAGCTCTATTGAGAAAACTTCTATCGAGGTCTTTAATGAGGTTGCGGCTAGAACTCCAGTAGACACAGGTAATGCTAGAATAAGCTGGAATATTAGTACGGGATCTCCTAATTTTAGTACTAGATCCACAGGTGTTACTCCTACAGGCAATTGGTCAGCAGAGAGCACACCTCCTACCGACCCTGTTGTTTTGGCTAATGATTTTTTGCTAGAATCCCACTTGGATAGAGTTTACATAGCAAATGGCGTACCATATATTGGGGTATTAGAATTAGGGCACAGCGCACAGGCTCCCATAGGGATGGTGGCGGCTACTTTGGCAAGGGACTTTAACCACGTATTACAGGGCAATCTAAAGGAAATATAAAATGGCACTTCAACAAGGAAAAAGAGCAAACATTAGTATAACGGGAGTGGTAGTTACAGATGTAATTATTGATGAGTGGTCACTAGAGCAGAAACCTGTTACACGCACATATACAAAATTTGGGGATGATGCTCCAACTACTGAGGTAGTCTCTAATGACTGGGAAGTGGTTATTGGCGGTTACGTTAAAGCCGGAGCTGCTACATTCCCGGCTATTGGTGCTTCAGTTACCGACCTAGATTTGATATTGGAAGACGCTGTTGCTGATCTTGGTTTCACCTGTTCAGCAGGTATTGTTACCGCAATCAAAGTGGGTGTTAAGAGCGCTGGCAGTATGCCCGTTAAATTAGTGGTCAAGCCAGCTGGTTCGGAGATGGTGGCTTATGGTACGGTAACTTAAAATGGCTGGTTATAATATAGATGTTGCACTTGGGGTAGTTGAAGATACCGCTACACCCGTGCTAGAAAATATAGTCAATAAAGCAGGGGCGCTAACAGCTACGCCGGTTGTTATAGCGGTTGATAGCTCCCAATTGAGGGAGGCTTTGCTCGCTGTTAATACTTTAGACACTAGAATCCGCAGTATGACAAACAATCTAAATAGTTTTAACAGCCTGTTGAGTAGAACTATTGCACTCACCAACCAGCTGAAGAACAGCAAAGTACCAGAGCCTAGATTATGAGCATTATTTTCACTTTAGGAGTAGAGGTAGTAACCTTACCAAATCCACTACAGCCTTATGTTGGTAATATACCAGTCAAAAACATTACAACGCTTTTAGCTGCTAATGGGACAGGGTACTACTACCAGACAGGCACTACCCGATACCGCTACTCTTTTGTTTTTGACTTTAGTGACTCTACACTAGCTTCGGATCTTAGAGACTTTTTTGACACGGTTGCCGTAGGTAGGCTTAACAGTTTCACCTTAACGGATCCGGAGAGTGTGACTTCCACAGTTCGGTTTGATATGGATGAGCTAGTTATTCTTGAACTAAAGTCAGGAGAGTTGTACTCGGTTGCGGTTGAGCTTGTCTCTCAATGAAAACACTAACCTCAGCCTTTAATACTGCAAAGAACCTAACAGAGGCTACTCCAGTTTGGCTCTTAGAAGTATCTGATGGCTCTACAACTTGGTATTACTCAGATCAAACAGTTACTGTAGATGGTCAGTTATACACAGCGCAGGTTCTCAGTTGGGGTACTATGTCAGCAGAGACCCCCCGTTTAACAGGTGGTGGGGTTGTATCAGGTACTACAATTAAACTTGCGGAAGATTCTACAACGCTGGCATCGAAAATCAAAATTGGCAGCAGTTGTATTGTTAGATTGTGGTTTGATAACGAGAGTTTGACTGATACGGAAATAATACTAAAGGGCATTATCTCAGATCCTATTCGTGTATCACAGACCTCAATTGACTTCTTAGTGGCTAGTTATGGGAGTGATAAAACAGCAGTTATCGGGGATCTAATAGATGATACTGCCTACCCATCAGCTAGAAAAGAAACTTTAGGTGAGGTAGCGCCCATTGTTTACGGGCAGGTATTCTCACATAGAGCCTTGCCTGTAAACGCTGGCATACTAACAAGACTAGCTACTGCTCTAACTACCAGCTCAACAACTATAGTTTTAGCGGATGGTTCACAGTTACCATCTTCTGGTTCAGTTATTATTGACTTGGAGACAATAGCTTACTCGGCAAGGAGTGGTAATACCCTAAGTGGTTTAACTCCCACTAATCCAGTTGATGCCCACAAACGAGGCGCAGAGGTATTAACCGATGAGACAAATTACGACCTGCTCATTGCGGATCACGCAGTAACAAGTATTGGTACAGTGTATGCAGATGGTACTCCGATTTCCGGCGGATCTCTTGTAACGGTATCGGGTAAATCCTATTTAAGGTTCTCGGACTTTCCGCACGATGTAACTCCGCACTATGTAAATAATCCAGCCGCTACTTTCTTTGACGCTAATGACAGTTCTGTTTATGGCGACCAACTGACCTTTGGTGATAGTCTAACTTTTATCGAAGAAGTCTCAAACGTAGGTAATGTATGGAGTTTGGGGGGGCTTACAACACTAAGTGATTGCTATGAAATTGCAGATGGGACAGTTAATGCGGTGTCTTACTTCTATGAAACAGACGAATATGATACCTCGGTGAATGCAACTTGGACTGGTACTTTCCAAATTACTGAGGATTGGGCTTCTGATGGGGCGGTATTGGACTTTGGGTATAAAGTGCTTGATGCTGATGGTGTAACAGAGTTGGTAGCATATACTTTTTTAGAGACCCATACTTTCCCTGAGGGATCTTCCCACACAATAAACCTGAATGTAACAGTAAATAGTGGTGCAGAGTTTGTATTCATTGCAACGGGTGCTTTTGAGTGGAATGGGGACTTCTGTTTGAGTTATGGGGAGCTTACTCAGGCTTACTCAGCAGAGGAGCCAGCAGGTACTAGAGTTTATGTTGAGTCTACTTCCGCAGGTATTGCTTCACAGTTTGATGTATCAAGTGTTCCTAACACTTCTTCAAGTACAGGTTACGCCAAAAAGATTACATTAGATATGGTAGGGTTTGACCTCGACAACCCAGCGGACATTACGGAACACCTACTCTTAAATTACGCTAATGGCGTTGTTAGTGGGGATCTACATACCTCGATTTCAGCTAATACTACATTTGGTACTGATTATGACTTAGGTTTTGCCATCACAGATCAACTAGCTTTGAACATACTGCTTAGACAAGTGGCGTACCAATCAGCGAGCGTTTTCTTCTGGAGCCTCGATGGTGTTGCACACCTATACAAGTTACCAACTTCGGGCGACAGTTCTTTAAAGTCTCTTGGTGTTGCGGATTATCTTCAAGACTCATTTGCCTACGAGTACTCACCGTATAGCGATATTGTTAATAGTATATCAGCTAATTTTGACTATCAGGGTGGGGTTAGTCAGCAGATAGTTAAGGGTGTTAATGCCTCTTCAATAACGGAGTATGGAACACTAGATGGATCAAGTCAGTTTAGACTAACGCTAGTGAACTCTAGTACAGCCGCTACTAATGTGGTTAGTGACTACCTTACGCTTCTAGCTAACCCAAAAATGCTAGTGATATTTGGTACTTCACTAGCTTCTACAGAATTACAGCTTGGGGATATTATAGATATAACTAGTACTATAGGGGAGGGATTCACGAATGAAAAGTTAATAATCACACAGATAGTAAATAAGGTTTCGGGAGAGCTTACGTTTGCTACCGAAACTATATAGCTTGACACCCTTTATTTTGTCAAGTACTATTCAAGTACACTTATAATTTAATTTAACGAGGTAAATCTTATGTCTAAGTTTTCTGATTTTTTAGAGGATAAAATCCTTAATATAACCCTAAAAGGGGCTACCGCTTATAACTGTTCAACTCCTTATGTTGAGCTTTATACAGCTAATCCCTCCGATTCTGGTGGCGGTACTGTTCTTGCCGATGCAAACTACGTTATACAGGCTGTAACTTTTGGTACTGTAAGCGGTGGGGCAGTAAGTAATAGTGCTGCAGTTACATATCCTGCGCTAAATGCAGGGGCTACCATTACAGGTATGGCTATTTTCGATGACGCTTCAAGTACGAATATGCTTTATTGGGCTCCTTTGGATGCTAGTGTAACGCTTTCAGCAGGTAATATCTTCTCAATTGCAGTTGGTGATTTGACTGTAACTCTTGATTAATAGCAGATGAATTTTGGCTCTATAAACGGCTTTCTACTTGGCGGTAATGCGCTAGGCGGTGTTGTTTATGGGTATGGTTCAGCGGCTATTGTTGGTAGTGCCTCGGTTAGTATTGGAGGTACAGTTACAGTATTAGGTTCAGCGGCTATTGTTGGTAGTGCCTCTGTTTCAACGACCGCTACAGTTACCGTGTTGGGTTCAGTGGCTGTTGTTGCTAGTGCCTCTGTTTCAACGACCGCTACAGTTACCGTGTTGGGTTCCACTGATGTTGTTGCTAGTGCCTCCGTTTCAACGACCGCTACAGTTACGAGATACGGTTCAGCGGCTGTTGTTGCTAGTGCCTCAATTGCGGTTAATGGTACAGTTACAGTATTAGGTTCCACCGCTGTTGTTGCTAGTGCTTCTGTTGCAGTCACCGCTACAGTTACGAGATACGGTTCAGCGGCTGTTGTTGCTAGTGCCTCAATTGCGGTTAATGGAGTAACTACCCTACTAGGTTCAGCGGCTATTGTTGGTAGTGCCTCAATTGCGGTTAATGGTACAGCTATATACTTAGGGGACTCTGATCCTACGGCTAACTGTTCGATTGTTGTTAATGGTACAGTTACAGTATTAGGTTCAGCGGCTATTGTTGGTAGTGCCTCTGTTGGTATTGGAGGTACAGGAATAGAGTTAGGTTCAGCAGCTATTGTTGCTAGTGCCTCAATTGCGGTTAATGGTACAGTTACAGGGGTGGGTTCAGCGGCTATTGTTGGTAGCGCCTCTGTTTCAATGACCTCTACAGTTACGAGATACGGTTCAGCGGCTGTTGTTGGTAGTGCCTCTGTTAGTACCAATGAGACAATCTATATATTTGGTTCGTTTGACATTATAGGTACTTCTGCGATAGAAATTACTGCTATTGTTCAAGTGATCCTCGATGAAGCTCTTGATATTGTCGCTAGTGCCTCTGTTGATTTTACAGGTAGAGTTAATCCAGATTCCTCAGCCGCGCCAAGAGTACTCACATTAGCCTCAGACGAGAGAGCATACACGTTAGATTCAGAAACACGAGAATTAGAGGTAACTTGATATGGAACAGTTTACAAAACAGCCTAATGAGGCTTTGGATTACGATATAGTTTTTTCAGAGGTAATACCTGATGGCGATACCGTTACAGGTACATTGATCTCGGTGGACGGTAGCGTTTTTGCGCCAAGTTTCTCCTCTGACGGATTAGACATATCAGTTTCCAATGGTACGACTACAACACCGAAGTTATGGATTAGTGAGGGTACTGATGCAGCTACTTACTTAGTTTCGGTGCAGGTCTCGACCAGCGCAGGGCGGATTAAAGAGTCAGACTTCAGAATGGTAATTAGGGAGATCAATTAGATGGCTTTTGCAAATAATGTAAAGAGTGCGTTAGAGAATGCGGTAAGTATTGGCGCAACAACGGTAGATGTTACGAAGGCTTCATCACCTTATAATGACCCTCCGGTGCGGGGCAAACTAACAATTATGGATAGTCTCACTAGCCCTACCGCTATTGAGATCATATCCTATACGGGGCGCACGGATAATACCACCTACTGGACTCTGACAGGGGTTAGTAAAGCACAAGAGAGTACGACCGATCAGGCTTGGGGTGCTGATAGCGACTGTATACAGTCTATTACAGCCATAGATGCTGTTGAGAGAGGTCTTTATGCAAGCCGTACTATATCGGCAGATGTTACACTAGATGCAGATACTAGATATGAGACGGGTACAGATACAGAAATTGCAAGCGGTGTGACAGTAACAGTCCCTGCTAGTTCCATCCTAGTCTCAAAATACTATGACAGTTTGAAAATACTTTAACAGGAGAAAATTATGGCTATTAAATTAAATACAGCTTCGGGGTCAGTTACACTTACTGCAGAAGATGGCGCAGGTGGCGCTTCAGTATCTATTCCAAGAGCTGGTGTTCTCGCTCCTGATGGTGATGGCAGTAGCTTGACAGGCATAAACGCTATTACAGATACCTCCGAATTAACAGATGTTACAGTTGCAAGTGCTGATCCTGAAAGTGTCAGTAATGTACCAGCGGCAGGTCACTTATGGATTAATAAGGTCTCTGGGGAGGCTTTTATCTGTACTGACGCAACCACAGGTGCAAATGCTTTTTATAATATAGGCGAGGGGACGGGTGGTGTTGTACCACCGGTTCCTTGGGGCGATCGAGGTGTGTTTGCTGGCGGTTATGGCTATAGTAATGTTATGGATTACATTTCCATAGCAACCCCAGCTAATGCGGTTGATTTTGGCGATCTGATTTCCGCTAAAGGACAACTGGCTTCAGTTAGTAATGGGTCAAGAGGTGTGTTCGGTGGTAGTACTGGCGGTTCTGGCGAGGAAATGGAATATATTACTATAGCAACTACAGGTAATTCTACTGATTTTGGGGATATGGTTGCTTTTAAGTACGGCAGAGCGGGCGTTTCTGATGCTTCAAGGGGTGTATTTGGTGGTGGTGCTTCACCTTATAGTAATGCTATGGATTATATTACTATAGCAACTACAGGTAATGCTACTAATTTTGGGACTTTGACACAAAGTAGGGCTACTCTTGGAGCCGTGAACGGTGGTGGTAGGGGTGTTTTCTGTGGTGGTGCTACTGCTACAAATATTATGGATTACATTACTATAGCAACTACAGGTAATGCTACTGATTTTGGGGATATGCTTGCGGCTAGTTACCGATTATCTGGATGCTCTAATGGTTCGAGGGGTTGTCTTTCAGGTCATAATAAAGAGCTTATAGAGTACATCACAATAGCAACTACAGGTAATGCTACTGATTTTGGGGATCTCCAGTCGGGCGCTGCTTGGGATAGGTATATGATGGGCGCTACCTCTGATGGTTCTAAAGGTCTATTCGGTGGTGGTGGAAATACTTGGTCACAAATAGATGCAATTACGATAGCAACTACAGGTAATGCTACTGATTTTGGTGATTTGACAGTGAATCGTAGAGAGCTTGCAGCTACTAGTGGCGATTAATTAGGAGATACGAATTATGCCTTATGAAATTGAAAGTGCTTTAGGTTCTGTTGTTCTAACAGGTGAAGACGGCGCAGGTAATGTTAATGTAGAGATTCCGAGAGCTGGTGTTCTCGCTCCTGATGGTGATGGCAGTAGCTTGACCGGTAGCGTTATTACAGATCCAAAACTCAATAACCTTACAGGTGCAACCGTTTCCGCTTCTGATCCAACAAGTTCTGATAATGCGGATGCGGCTGGTCATCTTTGGATTAATAGTACTTCTGGTGAAACCTTTATTTGTACCGATGCTACTAGTGGCGCAACCGCTTGGGGCAATGTGGGTGATGGCTCTACCATCTAATGCTACAGACTTCGGTGATTTGACCGTTGCTAGGTGGGGTCTTGCCGCTTGTTCAGGCGATTAATTTAACTAACTTAAAGGAAATAAAATATGAAATTTTTAGAATATAAACTACATAGAGATAACAGCGGAAATATGATTATCCCAAACTTCGTGGAGAACGGTGGTAATTGGTTTAATCCAGCAGATCATACTATGATATTTGCGGATAAAGGGGAGACTGAATATTATGTTCCAGACACACTAACCTCTTATGACTTAGCAGGTTTGCAAGCTCGTGTTAGGGGTATCAATGCCGCTACAGGTTCAGTAGATGAGAATGGTCAGCCATTTAGTGATGCCGATAGTGATGCAGCCGTAGCGGAATGGGCTGGTAGACAATGAGCAATACCGCAACCAATGTCGTTGATCTAAAAGCTGTAGATACAGTCAATACATCGAGTGTTGTAGATTTGGCTATCCTCAATAATAAGAACCACGAGCTAGTTGCACGTGTGTCGTCAGGTTTACCAGCGTTGGATAACCAGTCTCGTATGTTTGACAGAAATAACAGTCAGACTACGCTCTCTATGATGTCACTCACAATGCTCAACGGTCAATCTCCTATGCGTATGCTGCGCCAAGTGTTGGCAGAGGTTGAGAAGCGTAAGGGAGCTTTAGTTGAAGCTCAACATACCGCTGCAAAAATTAGAGCTAAAGTGCATAAACTCGAAGCTCTTAAACAGCCAACTAGTGTTGAAGAGGCTAAACTAATCAAGGAATCATTTAACTTAGAGCAGATAGGTAATAAGATAAATGGGTCGCTTAAAGATATAGCAACTCTTATGGATAGCTACGACAGTATTAAAGAGAAAAACGGTATCGGAGATTGGTCAGAAGAGGATTATGAGCGTGAAGAGAAAGCACATCACGTGCGTAGAGGCTTTGAGTTGATGTACCGTAATCTTATTGAGGGTGGTCATCCTAAAGAGGCTACCATTGAATATTTAACCCAATATGGAGTACATACACAATTGGCACTCGCTGAGGTTTCAGGGTATATTGAAGTTGTTAATAGACTGATAGCGGCAAAGGAGGTCATTACTTCCTCTCACCTAGAAGACTTCTTTGACGAAATGAAAGTTAAGTACCAAGGTAATGCCGATATAGCTAGTACTAGAGTATTTGGTAAAGCTGAGATAACTAACCCAACTTATATGACAATGTTGACCAACGATTCGGAGTAAGTAATGAAAAACGACTGGCACATAGATAAGACCGTCTCGATAGGACATATGGTTTCTACGATGGTAGTGCTTATAACCGGCGTTATGTACATAGACTCAATAGACACTAAAGTTGAGAAGCAAGGCGTTAAGATCGAAGCTATACAACAGCAAATACATCAACAACGCTCAGACACCAAAGATATGTTCTTGCACATTCGAGAAGATATGAAGCGTATCAATGATAAGCTGGATCGGTTGATAGAGAAATGAAAGAAGACTTACTCTTAACTGTGATAGTGAGTGCGATAATGCTCGCTGTATTCTTGGCAATGACAGGTTGCACACCACCTGCCGAACGCACTAAGCCAACTGAATCATTTATGCCAGACAAAGGTGTGACTGTCGGTGATGTGCCTATGATCCTTGTGGAGATAGACGGTAGACCTCACCCATTAGACAGAGGCTTCTAATGCCAGACGACATAGTTGTGTTCCTCCTTATTGTTGTAGTGGCTATCGGGATTGGATGCATCTACAGTAATTGTGAGAGCAACAGATGATCGAGTGCAAGAAGAGTGAGAGTTTTAACTGCCAGTATTGCTTCACTCCAATTGTAACTTGTTTTGATGATGGCACAAAGATAGGGAGACAAATATCTAGTTGCGTTCATTACCCCAACGGTGAGCAGAAGTTTGCAGATACGAGGCGTACAGGACAGGAAGTAGGGAGAGACCACTATGAATATTGAAGCAGAATGGTTACTAGCACTAATAGCATTTCCAGTTATAGGGTACTTTTTTCGCACTTTTACTAACACACTAACTAATCACGATAACAGAATGGATCAGATGGAAAAAGAACTCGTTAGTAAAGAGGAATGGAAGCGAGAGCTTGATAGAAGTAATAAAATAATCGGAGAACTCTACAATAATAAAGTAGATAAAGAGTTCGTAAATCAACTGATGAAAGCTAAATGATAACTCTACTCTCTCATATCCTACCAATAGCTCTGGGATTTATCGCAAAGCTCACAGCATTAAAAGCAGAAGATAATAAGCAGAGACAAGAGCTAATGATAAAAGCTCTAGCGGCACAGAATCAATCATTTGATAGTGCAAGGAAGTACGACACCCCTGCATCTAACGCAAGCAGACGATTACTATTATGGTTTCTAATGTTCGCTATCAGCCTCTCGATGCTTGGTTACGCAGTCTTCGGAGTGCCAATCTACATAGAGCAGGTAATCAAAGAGCCATCATATCTGTTTGGATTACTTGGTGGCGGTGAACATACAGAGTGGATAAAGATACAAGGTATTCCAGC